TTCTTTTTTCTTGCTCTCTTTGCTCTTTTTCTTCTCGTAAATAATTCATTAGCAACCCAATATAAATTTCCCTTTCCCACGGCACCATATTTTCTAATTCTTCCAGACTATAATTATGGTGTTGCATCATTGCAAAATTGGTTTTAAAATAGTTCTCTAACGAATCATGAGAAAGGGCTACCCGAAAAAACTTTGCATACCCTCTATTCTAACTTCTCCTGTTTTCTTTGTTTTTGGATTCTTAACCTTAATTATATGTTGCAATTTTGGCATGGTTTCAAAAAACTTACTCACTTCCTCAAAATTCTGAGTTGACATATTTCCTATAAACTCATCCAATTCTTTTGAGGAAATATCAACATTATTGAATATCTCCTCGCCACTATGAATCTCCTGAATGCAATTCTTAATCATCTCAAAAATGGAAAGAACTTCTCCTTTATCACTAAATCCAGTCATGTCAGATAACGTAGGATATTTCATAATAATCTTAATGTCCTTTGTGAGTTCTATTTCATTAGTATGATCGTCACTCGTTAAAACGCCAACATCTTCTAAGTTTATCTCAACATCAACTCTTGTTTTCTCATCATCTGGGCAAAGAACATTAAGCGTAACTTTCTCCCCAACAGATTTTCCTCTTAATCTTAGAAAGATGTATTCTATATCAAAAAGAGGCATTTTATATGGGTTAAATTTCTCAAATGTGCATGAAGAAATAATATCGGCAAATGCTCTTTCTATTTGTTTCTCGTCTTCTGATTCTTGTGCAATCATTAGAATTTTTTGTTCTTTCACAAGAAAAGGTCTGTATTTTATTGTCTTTCCTGTAGATGGTAGTTTCAATTCATAGGTCGCTGTATTAAGTTGTGGTAATGCCATAATTTTTTATCCTTTAAGTTTAGTTGGTCAATAGATTAATGTTTTCTAGTCACCCAGTTTTCAACCCAGTGCTAGTAGTGTGGCAACTTGAGCATGCCGAAACGAAACAGCTCGGCCGTGCCGGCGTCCCAACTCGACCCATAGATTTGCCGGGCCCACGCCTCTGTTCCCACTTCCTGATCGATAATCCGGCCAGGCGACCGTGACGGTCGGTTAGACTCCAATTTAGCCTTGACGGCCGGCAAGGCGTTTATGATTTTCGTGGCAGAGTCAATGCCGTCCCGCGAAGCCCCGGCCAGGACGGTGCCCTTGCTTGTTTGGGTCGTATCAAGCGTTATCCAATATCTAAAATTCATATCAATGGATATTTTAATAATCTCATTGTTTGAAGCGTATGATAAGTCTGTTTGTGCGATTGACTTTGGGAAGCATTCCATAAGTTTCAGTCCATACTTTCTTTGATTATTCTTATCCAAAAGATATATATCAACACTGCCTATATAATCGTTGTAATATCCTACATTCCATGTTTCCTGATTGAAAGCAGTATATTGCCATTTCTCAAAAAATACTCTCTCCCTTAAATCAGCACTTGCTTGAAATACCATAGTAACAGAATCAGCATAGTTTACATTATTGACAACCTCTCTCAACGGACCATGAATATTTGTATCAGGCGTTGAAGATAGGTTACGTCCTGGCAGAATAACAGATTCACACCGCAATTGGATTGCTCTATTATCGTCCTCTTTCCACGGAGGAAAGATTTCTACATCATATCTGTTTGGTTGAGCATATCCTTCATTAGTATGAAATGTAGAAACAAAATTTTCCAAGGTGGTGCTTGTATGGGATTCTATAAATTGTGGTTGTATACTCATTAGATCATTCCCCTTGAGTCGCTCCATACAGTTTTGGCAGACTCCTTCTTAAATCTCTGTACAGGCAAAAGAGTGGCAATAGTAAATTCATCAGCATCTATTCTACGAAACTGTGATTTCATCTGACCTCTAAGATATCTGTGTAGAGTTGGTTTAATCAGTCTAATATTCTTTAATTTACTATAATCAACAATTAATCTGGTAGACTCATCAAACTTTGTGTTATTGGAAAAATCCACCAGACGATCCAAAAGTTTTATTCTTAGCGGTATGGGTAAATAATGCATATTGATGCCAAGGAATCCATCCGGATATGTTTCCAATGGAAGTACCAAAGGAAATGTATCATAGTAAGGCAATTTCTTCTTATGCTTTGGATTATATACGAACATATTTAGCTTACCATAAAAGGGTTTGTTGTCTCTTTTACCATCTCGTATTAAATCCAAAGTTGTTGGTTTGCCAAACTCTTTGATTTTGTCTTTATACCATTCCGTGGATTTTGGTCTACCTTTTGCTTCGTCTTTAACAGCCTGTATGAATTTACTTATTGCCATATGATTATTTATACGAAATACCTAGATGATCCTCTGTTAAAATCTTAAATTCCATATCGTTGTTAGCACACCATTCAGTCGCATATTTCCATTTTGCTTCATTGATACTCCACGCTTTTACCTCACCAAACCATCTTTTGGTCTTTCTCTTTGGATTCTTCACTGGCGGCCCGCATTGTTTCTTTGGCTTGACTTCTATGATAAATTTCTTTATGGCGCCGGTACTCTGTTTTACTTTGATATAGAAATCGGGGAAATATCTATGTATTCGTCCATCCCAAGGAGATAAATAGGGTATAATGATCTCTTCACTACCCCACTCCAAAATAGCTTTATTGGTGTCACAATACACCATCAGCTTTCTTTCCCAACTTGAACGATATATTATTCTTCGTGGGTTGCCCTTATATTTCTGTGGATTTTTTGGCGTGTATCGACCTTTATATGTCATAACACATAAATACTTTCATAAGGATATTTAGACATGCCACAAAACTTATCATATCCATTAGATGTTGAAGATGATGACCAACAAGGTCATTACATAATGTTTATGATTAATGAAACCACATCCGGTAAAGTGGCCACCGGCGGCTCCGGCGCTGGCGCCACCGGGGGGATGGGGGATTTCGCCGCCGACGTGGTCGTGGCAGGATTTCAAGGAAAAAAGTTTATAGACAGTAATCTTAACGCGGGCGCTGGTCAAGCTCAACAAGCAACATTTCAGGGCGCGGTCAAGGGAAGTGGATTGTGGATGAAGCGGCCAGGCACAACACGAATGTCGCAAGCAATAACACTATATATGCCCCCATCTGTCAAGGTAAGTTATAAATCAAATTACAAGAATGATGAAATTTCAGCTAGAGCTAGCACAGCAGGAAGTATTGCTGCCGGTATTATGGAAGTCTTTTCAGGCAAGACGAAGCTGGGGGAGGCGGCCGCCACGACTGGCTCCGAGCTCGTGTCGATGGCGTCGGGCATGGCGGCGGCGTCAACTGAAATTGCTGCGCCCGGCGCAGTTACTTTAGCGCAATTAAGTTCAGGATCAATATTGGGTAGTAAAATGGAAGTAATGTTTACAGATGTCGGCCGCCGGGACTTTTCTTTCGCGTTTAATTTCATTCCAAAGAGCGAAAAAGAAGCCAGAATGGTTTATAAGATCGTACAAACCTTTAAAGAACATATGTTACCAGAATATCTGTCAGGTATAAATATTCATCAGAAAATGGACGTTCCATTTGCTGCTGGAAGACTATTAAAAATACCAGATACATTTGATATTTTTTATTTCTTTCATAATAATGAAAATCCCTTCCTTAATAGAATTTCAACTTGCTATTTAACCTCTCTGGATATAGATTATGGTGGAGATAAATATGTTACATATGAACCTATCAAATTAGATGGCCAAGTTGGTCCACCTCCACAAAGAACTAATATTACATTAGCCTTTACTGAAATAGAAACCATAACAAGAGAACGAGCTAAACAAGGATTCTAACAATGTATTTTGATTCTTTCCCGGTTATTTTATATGATTCAAAAGGCGATGATAATTTCAAGATTGTCACTAACCTCTTGCGTCGAGTAGCGATAAGAACAAAGGTCAAGGCAAACACCGCTTTGTTTGATACCTATGAAGTAAGAGAAGGTGAGTCTCCTGAGAGTATCGCATGGAAATTGTATGGCGATGTTGATTATCATTGGATTGTATTGCTAATGAATGATATCACTGATAGATATCATGAATGGCCTCTTAGTACGCCCCAATTTCTTTCTTTTCTCGATGAAAAATACTCTGATCCAAATGGAACGCATCATTATGAAATATCTCAGACTTCCGGCGAGACTACAACAAAGATTAATATCGGCACCAGTAATGCAGATTATCCAACTGCTACAGAAATTACTAACTTTGAGTATGAAGAATCAGAGCAAAATAAAAAGAGACAAATACGACTTCTTGATCCGGCCTATATTGGCCAATTTACAAAAGAGTTCAAATCAATAATGGCAGAAAGTTCAATCTAATATGGCTGTTAAAAGCACAATCCAGACGGCGGGTGATTTTGAATTAGAATTAGCAGAAATCATATCAGTTGGAGAAACTCCTGTTGATGTTACTGCTGAGGTAATAGAAATTGTTATATATGAAGATACTCAGAATGTAGTTTTAAGTGGAAGTCTTGCCTTTAAGGATAACTTTAATCTACCCAATATAATGCCTCTTCTAGGCCAGGAAATCCTGAGACTAAAACTCAGTACGCCTTCACTTCAGAATAAACCAGATATTATAGATTTTACAGAACAGGTGTTTTTCATTCATGAGATAGAAGCATCTGTTCCGGTAGGAGATATGAACCAAATGCATCTCCTTAATTTTATATCAATGGAAGCAATGATAAATCAGAGAAAAAAAATATCAAAA